GACGGTCGTTACGGTGGCTTGGGGGACACCCCCTGCCAACGTCTCGAACACTATCAACCCCGCATTATCCATATAAACTCTATAGCCCTCAGTAACGACGGTGACCTTGTTCAAGATGAGAGATTGCACCCCCGGCGTCGCCGTCATCCGAAACATAATCTGCCAACTCATGCTCTGGTTGAGAATCAAATCCAGAGGGGCAGCGTCTGCAACCCGGATAACCTCATTCGCCCCGTCGCACAAGACGCAGCATCGCCGGGGTGCGTAGAAAGCCCCTACGTCGCCTGTAAATACAGCCATGCGTCACCTCGTTAGTTAATTGCTATCACGCCGGTCGATTCGTAGGTATACGTCACCTCGGATAAACCCCCGCCGACATCAACCCCGATTGTGAAGTTCGTAAGTATGATGTCTCCCGTGATCGTTTGCGCCCCAGTCAGCGTAAATGTCGCCGCGCCGGTTATGCCAGGTAGCACAAGGTCCACGGCGGTATCGGCATAGCAACTGAACGAGCCACTAGCCGTGAGCAACCCGCCCTCTTTCGTGCGCCATACCGCCGGGGGGATAAACACGGTGCTATCGTGTATGTCCACATCGATGGTCATGTTCCACTCTTTGACGTTCGCAACGTAACCACCAGCAACCGCCACATCTCCAGCTTGTCCAGTAAAAACCGCCATGATGAATCTCCTAAACTAATGTCCTACTTCGAGTCATTAAATGATTGCCGTGAGTCTATCTTGCGAGCGATGGAATCACACGTGCGTTGAAGGCCGTCTAGCCTGGCCATAACCGCCGCCTGATCTTGTTCGACCTGCCTCAGTCGCGTGTCATGTGCGTCCGTTGTGCTTGACGCAAGGCTGGATGCCGCCCCGACTATCGCCAAAACCAGCACCACAATAATAGTGATAATCTTCATGTGCTTCGTAGTGCAGTCGGTAGTGCTTGCCATGTCTCGTCTCCGTTAGTCTTTCTCAGTTATTATGTCGTATTGCACCCACCAATGATTGACTCCATCCTCCTCGCGCATTAACGAATCGCCAACCCGTCTTGTTCTAACGTGTGTATATCCCGCGACAGCCAGCACGCCGTAATCGAATACCGCCTTGCACTTTGTAGCGATGTCCATAATCGTCGTTGGGTTTAAGCTCTGCTCAAATACGCTAATCTGCAATGGCAATGTTTCAATCGGCTTCGATGTGTCGAACGTGTAATCCGGCACCTCGATAAGCGTGAAGCATACAGCATACGGGAACGCGTGATTAGGCGGTGCCTCGGTCGTATACCATCTAGGTAGGACAGCAACCAGAGCCGCGTTCGCCTCCCATGCGTCCGCCATAGCTTGCAGAACATTATCCATTCGCGAGTATCCCGTATATCTCGTTGCGCTTGCGTGCCAGTGCTGGTCTCAAATAAGGACGCGCCTTCATCTTGCTTGTGCCAAACTCCAGCCATTTCGCATACTTCAAACTCACGCCGCCCACGGTTGCCATCGGCCCGACAAGCCCGATATTCTCCCCGCCCTCGTCATGCACCTCTGCGATAATCGACCGACGTAATGTGCCCGTCTGAATCGAGGGTGCCTCGCCGTCTTTACTCGCAATGTATCTCGGCGACTTCTTGCCCGTCTTCCCACCCTTCGTAAAGTTCATTTTGACATCCGCCGCAAGCACATGCGCCGCCTTTCTCATGCGTCGCTTCTGGTCTCGCGCGATGTTTGTCAATGCTTCATTCGGATTGAACCAACTCTTGACACTCATTCTCCACGCCCCTCTACTTCTGCCAAAATTACCTTCAGCCGACGCCCTGCCCCGCGCACGCCCTTATTGTCGATCACCGCTTCGATGTTCAACTTCTTACCACCCCAGATGATACGGTCCGTTGTCTTGATTTGCACAAACGCGCACGACATAACATGACTGGCCTTAGCCTGGACCGTGTTATATGCCGCCGCCTCGCTACCAGATAGAGTCGTTACCCGACATGGTAGATGCCGATGCACAACCGCCCACGTGCGTATCTGCCCGGAGCCGTAGTCGCCCGTTGTTATCACGCCACGCTCGACGTTTACCCGATCTGGATAATCAAACCTCATCCGGAATTACTCCAACCCTTGTATCGATACACTGTCTGCTGAACCGACTTAGGAATCCCATCGACGTATTCCTGTCGCTTATACTTCCAGTTGTCGCTCTCTACCTCTGCAAGCCCTGTGTCCTCACCAGCAAGTCCGTAGAGGTGCGCAACGAGTCCCAGGCACGCTTGCTCCAGATCATCCGGCACGGTTGCATACCCGGCGTTGTAGACGACGAACACATTTTGCCACCCGCAACTAATCCCCGACGGCATAGACACCATGCCATTCGAGTTATTGATGCGATACCCGCTAACCGGATCTGCCGACACTTGGTGATTGCCCCACGATAGGAGGCTTGACTGTGCGCCGTTCTCGATAAGCTCATCAGACGGGTATCCGTCATAGATGGTGGACGATGATTGCGCCACCCAGCCCTTGCCGAGTGCGTTGATTGCCGTTACCATTGTGCCGATAGTTGCGTTCGCCGCGAATGTCTCTGTGTCTGCCCCTGCATTTGCGCCGCCGACGATTGTCAATGTCATGCCGGTTGATGTTACAAGCACGGTGGCATACATCGCGTCGGTTGAGGTATTCCGCACCGACATAACCGATAGCTGCCCGATGGTCATGCGCGTGATATTATTCACCGGGTAATTTCTTAATATCAGACAGTCGGTCCCGTCGCCGTCGTATCGCTCTGAGAAATCCCGCGCCATGAACTTCCTATCGCAGACGTTCTCGATGATGTCGCTTGCCCTGTTGACAAACTCTGTAATCAGTTCGTCCGGCGTATACATCAGCGCGAGACTGTTAGCTTCAAGCAGGCATGAGGTTGCTGGCATGACGATTAGGTTGCTGCTATTCTCCGCGCCGTATCCCGCAAGGTTCGCAGTCCAGCCGGCCGTCCCGTTTACCTTAATCATAATCTCAGATAGTGTATCGCTATCCACATCGGTAAAGGTCAACGTCGTAACCGCCGCAGACAAGCCGCCTACGATTGTCAAGACCATAGTTGTATCTGTCACTTGGACTGTTGACGATGTTGCGTCAAGCGCATCGCAGTAAACGTCCACACCGACCTCTCGATTCTGGAAGTCGCTGCGTCCGAGAAACTGCTTTGCTTTCGCAAGCGTTGTCAAGGCATAAGCGTCAATAGCCATTGTATGTGTCTCCTAGAGCATCATAATACTCGGTGCCATAGTCGTTGTATATGCGGCTGTCAAATACGGCCGGTTGGCGGTGGTTCCATTATTCTGCGACACCAGCGTAGTTACAGACCCCGTGGCGTCTGGCCGCAAGAGCCACACACCGCAATTTGATGCCGGGTTATCTACCCACGTTTGCACCAACGCCGTAATGTCAACTGAATACCATGTAGCGTTAGCAACTATCCCCACAGAGCCCTCGGCAACTGCTACATAGTCGGTGCCTGCCAGGCCGCCTGCCGCGCCCCATGCTGTTGTTACACCCCCCGCGCCGTCTGCCTCGCGCGCGTTCCAGCACGGCTCCCCCGCATCAGCCTGGGCGTTTGATTTGGTGCCCTCTACCCAACGCACAAGCCCCTTGTGGACCGCAAGCACGCATCCCGCGATGCACCCCGCCGAAGTCCTGACAAAGACGCTTGCAGAGCTAACCGTGGCACCGGTAGGAATTTCACCAATAGAGAAGAACAGTAGCCCCCGCCGCTCGAATCCACTTGATATATACAGGTCTATGGTGCCGGTTATCCCATAGTTATTGGTGGCGCCGTTCTTGTATAGGAATGCGTCCCGCCCCCCGTGGTAATCCGCCGTTGGGGATACCCCCCTCTGAAATGTTTTAATCGGCATCTGCTATCTCCGCAAGATATAGAGTATTGCAATGCCCTTACCAGCTGCACCGGACGCCGCGATTGTCAAGGTCAATGTGCTGTTCCACACAGTGCGAGGCACACCCGCCGCCATGAGACCGGCTGTCTGCTCGATAGCGGTATCTGACCTGTTCGCCCCGGCCCCCACCATAACATCCGCGCCGTCGGTGTCGAGAATCGTAATGTCATACAGGTTTGTAGGCACGGTGACGATTGAGGGTATTGTAACCAACCCCACGACAAGCCCCGTGTAACTACCGGCGGTGATCCCATTCGCGCCCGAGACAACCCCCGCGCCATCGGCAACCCACGTCCATTGAATCCGGTCGAACCCACCAGCGGGGCTTAACGACTCAGCCCGATATTCCAGTATTGTTGATGTGCCTGCCATCGTTCTACTCCTATGTTAATCCGGTCACTTGCTAAACTGCTGACAGCATCGCCACCCGCAGCAGCGGTTATCGCCGCGCCAATAGTCTTCTTGGCCTCGTTGGGGGTTTGCCCATCCTGCGTGTCATCTGCCATAGCGGCATCAACATACCACACGTTCCCGTTGAATAGCCGCAGATGCTCTTGAATATCCAGAGAGGCCACTACCGCCCCCTCGATACCGTTTACTATTGTCGGCATCAGATACCCCCCTGCCAGACGACTTCTAAGCCCCACGTGCGGTTATTAGTGTTAGCATAGGCCATATCGATTTCGTCGCCTCTAAGCATCGTTATGGGCCTTGTGGGGAACCACTGAACATCAGTCACCGCCGCCATAGCCTGCGTGAACAGTAGATGGTCGTAAACCGCCCCTGTAACCGCGTCCATAGCGATGGTAAAGTTCTCAGCCGCGCCACCTACAATGTCCAGATGCAATCGCACCTCGATAAGCTGCCATGCCCCACCAGGAGCGACGGTGACTGCCATCGCCGCCGCTCCCGTGTCGAACTGTCTGAAAATTGAGTTTGCCACACGTCACCTCTAAGCAGAAGGAGTTCCGATCAGGAGGCCGGTCTCGCCATCAGCGTTCACCCCGTAGTTCTCGAACAGCTGGAGTGCGCCCACGGTGTTGATCCAAGTGAGTATCGTGTCGGTTGCGTTGCGGCAGAAGTTCAAAGACACCCAACCTGTCGCAGCCGCGAATCCCTCGATGTTCACATCAACCGCGTTGGCGTTTTCGAGTCGGCAACCCTCGATAACACAGTCAACCGAAGCCGCGCTCATGTCGATGTTGGCCGCAGCGAAGTCGCCATTGCTAATCAGGCCGAGTATCTGATAGTTGGATGCCGCGCCCATGCTGATAAAGGCGGTGTTGCCTGCGGTGTCTGTCCCGCGATTCAGGCAATTCTTGACCACCAACGCATCGGCGTTAGCGTCTCCGGAAATCCAGAGAAGTGTGTTGTCGGCGCCGTCATCGATGAACTCGCAATCCTCGATGGTGCAATACCCGGCGTTCACGTCGATAGCCGCAACAAGCGCATCCATCGTGTTGATGAACTTGATATTCCGAATAACCACGTTAGCCGCGTCGATGTCCCAGTCTGCGTTTACGTCTGTGGCAAAAGTGAACGTCGGTCTGTCCGAGCCATTGCCAACGCCCTGAATTGTGATTCCCTGCACGTCGCAGACCACCGCAGCTGCAGCCGCAAGAGTCTCGGCGTGATTCTCCATGACGATGATAACGTCATCCTGCTCGGCGGTGCATTGACCAATCGCATAGTCAAGCGTCGCATAAGGGGCCAGCGGTGTATTGCCGTAGCCCACGGTGTCGCTCGCGCCGGTTACTGCCGAGCCGACGAAGAAATACTTACCGGTTGTTACCATCTGCTCCATCATATGCAGGGTCTGACCGCCGCGCCATTGCGCGAATACTTCTGACTTTGCTGGGTTTGCCATGATTCAACTCCTCACTTTTCGGGTTTATCCGGGTAGGCGTAGGTCGCCATGCTATTTTGTGCTGTATGCACGCATCATTTTATCCGAAGAATTGTTGACTTTCTTCTTGCTTCTTTCGCGTCTCTTGCGTCGTGCTAACTTGCGCGTCGCGTTATTTCCGTATGACACCTGTCAAGCCCCCTTTCAGTCTATCATCGCGTCAATCATCGAGGCTGTATCCAGTTGATAGCGCACTTGATTGCCGACAATCGCAACGCTGAAGAACAGCCCAAACTTCCCAGACGGGCCTATCTGCATTGAGATGCAATCATAGCCGCTGTTCGTTGTCAACGTGTCGGCGATAATCTCAACCACATACAAGGCGTTCGCGGCGTTCATGGCAAACGTCGAAGCGCAAACTGTGCGCGTCATGTTGGCCGATGCGATGTTCGCCTCGTTCGTCCAATACTCCAAGAACGTCAACTGTTGAGCACCTGTCCCGGCAACGTCTGTCGCCTCGTTGACGATAACTGCCGGAAACCCATCGGACGCCCCTGTCTGAATTATGAACATGAGGCTATCGTAGCCCTTCATGCTCACATACGGGGTAGATGGTGCAAGCCCCCTGTAATCGGCGGGGGCAATCCCAAACATGGGAAGCCGGTTCTGGATTAGCTTGCGTGGTGCCATTTCCACCTCGTTAAGCCCGTCTGGGCGGCAACGAAGCCGAAGCCCCGCTACCGCCCGGAGGGGTGAGAACTTAATCAGCAATCGCGTCAATCATTGTTGCGGTGTCGCGCTGGTATCGAGTGCGGAAGCCAAGAGCTACCGCGCTATAGAAGTCAGCGTTTGCGCCGGGCGTTGCGATTGCAAGACTGATGCAATCGTAGTTTGTATTGGTCGTTAGAGTATCAGCAGTGATCTCTATCGCATACAAGGTATTCGCCTGGTTGATGATGTTGAACGTGGAAGCGCAGACTGTCCTTACCATATTGGCCGAAGCCGCAGTAGCGGAGTTAGTCCAGTATTCGAGGAACGTCAACGCCTGAGCACCAGTAGCGCCCACATCGGTAGCCTCATTCACAGTTACCGCGGCAGTGCCAGCAGCCCACGCGCCTGTCTGGATGATAAACATCACAGACTGATAACCCTTCATGCTGATGTAATCTCCCGTCGATGCCGCACTAGTCCAGTTCTGCGGAGCGGTTGACCATATCGGGAGTGCTTCTTCGATGAGCTTTCGTCCAGCCATGTCATCATCTCCTAATTAAGGTCGGGACGCGAGAGCGACAAACGGCGACTGCGTGACTGTTCCCTGATAGGGAGTCAGCGGTGCAGCCCACCACGGTTGGCCGTCCACACGGGCGACCAGACGGAAAACTTGCTCGTCATACACAAAGCGCACGTGCATGGATACATCAGTCTTGATACCGCCGGCCTTCGTGAGAGTCACATACTGCGACCAGTCACAAAGGATGATATCGCCAACGGTGCCGAGAGTCGAGCACCATTCAACCGGGATAACCGGGCGACCCTTGAGCGTCGAATACGGCGACGCCGAATATCCACCAGCAGGCAGATAGACAGGCAAACCACCAGTGCCGACATTGATCGCCATGTTATCCATCTCAGGCTCGATGTCCTGGTTGATAAGCCATATGGCGTTACGTCGGCTCGGAGCATACATGCGAGACCACATCTTGCTGATATTCTCAGCCACGATAGTAGTCACAGCCTGCCCCGGCTCGGCATCAACGGTAATGAGAACCGGCGCGTTGAGAATGCCAAGCGGCATACCCGCACCAGTGCCTCTGATGAGCGAGTTGTTGGTCATAAAGGTAAGCTCTTCCGACCCAACCTTTCCAACGTAGCTCTCAAGGGCGAATGATGAATCCTCAAGCAGCTCATCGGTGACGGGAATCAAAACTGCGTGTTTGTGCAGATTCAGTTCCAACTTCCCGACCGTCGGCTTCGAGGCGGTTTTCTCTGTCCCTTCATCAAGCCAATAACCCTGCACACCACCAGCACGGGCACCGTCTTTACGACTGGTTTCCGCGCTCTGCGGGAAGGTCATTCGGTTGCCCACAATCGGATAGCTGTCTGTGCGTGCTATCAGGCTCTCGGGTGAATCGACTGACCTCTGCCACAACACCGTAGAAAACTCGCCGGGAACCAGGAACCCACCATCAGACCCTACGTTCTCGCCCATTCCGCTTGCGGCTTTCATCGCGGCGAGTCGGTTGTCCATAATACCGCCACCTGCGGCATGAACAGCCTTCAAAAACCCGCCCATACTCTTGAAGCCAAACTTCCCATCATGCTCTTTCGCTTCTGCGTCCAGCACAGGATCGGCTTCATCACCTGTCGGCTCAGACTTCTCAGCCTGAAGACCCTTCAGGGCTTCCTCAACCTTAGCCGCGACAGTATCGGCAAGCGGGGCCATTGCTTTAGCAACCCCCTCGTCGATCTGATCTTGCAGTTGCGATTGTGTGAGCTTGGTGCCTTCTTCATCTGGCATAGCTTCACTCCTCTGTTGATACTTGCAGCTAATATCTCCAGCTTGCTCAGCAAGCCTGATATCTCCACCGCTATCCAGTCGGGGTTACGCGCCCCGTAATCTGTGTCAACTGTGCATCTATCGTTTCTGTCAGCGTTTTCATGTGCTTCTCAACGCCCTCTGCGATAAGTTGCTCGACGTTCTCACTCGCATCCGCCTGCCCCGGACCCGGCCTCTCGGCTCGGCGCATCTGTGCCCCACACTTCGGACACTTGATGTCTTTGCAGTGCTTCTCTGAGTCTAGCTTGTGGCCGCATTCGATGCACTCGCAAGCGAATACCTCTTTGACATCATCCGCGACTATCTCGACAGTCGGCACCGGCTCGGACTTCGGCAGATACACCTTGTGGAAGTCTCGCGCCACGCTCATTATCGCATCAGTCGCAAGGCCAAGCTCGTCGATCACGGCCTCCATCTTGCATATCAAGTCATCGTCTGCCTTGACGCCGCCCGTGACATCATCAGCCGCATCCTCAGCGACTTCCTCGGCTTCATGGTCTTCTAACCCCAACTGCTTCTGTGTATCATCACTCAGGACGATAAGCGACTTGGCAACCGCCGCGACTAATGCGGCCTGGTTAGCCGGGACGTTTACACACGAGAACTCCAATAGCTGACATTTCTCGATTACGCCGCGCACACTTTCTGTCTTGTCACCGAATTCATCCTTGTTCGCCGCACGGTAGCTGGTGACGATGAAGCCAATACTGAACGCCTTCAAGAACCCGCCCTTGTAGAGATTCCAGACCTCGTCAGCCAGTGCGTGCTCTGCGAATGTGGCCTTTGCTATCAGGGCGTTACTGTCCCCGGTGGTGCCACGCTTAATCCAGTCGGCCTTCGCTACCGGCAGGCCGTCATAGTCATGCCCCCAGAGCACGACGGGATTCTTCTTGAAATGCTTCAGGTCAATCCCGCGAGTCAAGATGACTTCCATATCGCGGTCGATGTCCTCGGTTGTCACGTAGGCTATCAGCGACCGTTCGTCTTTCTGAAGTTCGGGTGCCTTGCCGGCGTAATACTTCCGCACGAACTCCGCATCGGGCTTGTCGAGTGCCTTAGCCACGTCGGGGTATATCTCAACCAACGGCATCCGTTCTGTTACGATTTCCACGTTCATTATTTCATCACCTCAATAAGAGTGCATCGACAATTCGGATGCAACGGTGGCCCGTTAATCGCGCCGAAGTCAAAGGATAGCGTGCGTGTCTTGGGTTCTCCGTCTGCCCCGACTGTCTCTATGTTCATGCTGTCCAGTTCGCTGAAATATGCGGTGCCGAGTGCAATCTCGCGCCCATCCATTTCGTCACACCACGGACACGGGGCACCGGCGACTGACCACACCTTAGCCTTGACAACTCCGGATTGAATCATGCCCTGCTCGGCTGCAAACATCTGCGCCCGGCATGTCTCGGTTCTGGCTATCGTTGTTGCTTCCCATAGTCGCTTGTTTGCAAATACCTTTTGTATGCGTTTGCTCAATTCGCGGGTGTTCTCACCTTCAGCTATACCGGCCTTCATCGCCTCGCCGAGTTCGTTAGCGGTCTTCTCATTGACGCCATGTGCCAGCTTCATGCCGTATTCGTCGAAGTGTCGCGACAGTTCCGGCGTCTCTACGTCAAACGTAATACCGGTGACGTTCAGCTTGCTCAGTTCACGCTCGCCTGATGCAAACGCCAACGCCTTATAGACCGGCCCAACATCTTGCGTGAATCTCTCATTCCAAGTGTTCAGCCCGATAGACACCATCTCGGATACATCAGACGGGGCCTTTGACTTCCGGAGCAATCGAAGTATGGCGCGTTCCTGCTCTGTCCAGAAATCACGCAACGCCATCTCCATATCCCTGCGATACGGACGCCGGAACTCTTCATCAGCGTCGGCTCGGGGGTTGACTCTCTTCTCGCCAGGGTGCTCATGGTCGCATGCTGTCTGCTTTACGGCCTTCGGTGCTTCCGGCACTACCGGGGCGTCCTGTGTGATCTCTCTCGACATGCTGATAGGCGCAACATTGACCGGCAGTATCGGTTCATCGCCCCACCCTGCCGGGTCGCGTCCAGCCTGTTCTCGTTCCTCGTTAATCGAACTGTAACCGTTCTTGATGTTCTCCCCGCGCTCTTTCAGTGCTATCTCTACATTCTCCGGGACACAATCATCATACGCCAAGAACAGATTCTCTCCATAAAGCGGGGTCAAGCGTGCGTTCAAGGTCTGCTCGTTCCTTAGCAACATCGGCTCTACGGTGTCCGCAAGATGCGAGTAGTTACCAGCCTCCGCATTTGCAAGATTCACCGCCTCAACCGTGAGCTTGGAAAGAGGCACACCGAACACTGCGGCGATCTCTTCTCTTGACAGCTTGCGACTCTGGAGCGGTGCCATGTCCTTAGGAGGATAGGCCATTGGCTTAGGCTCCAGCCCGCCCTCTGCAACGAAGACACCGCCGGCTTTGCTTGCCCCGCCGAATTGTTTCTTCCAGGCTTTCGCCATGCGCTTGCGTTCGTCCTCACCCACGCTGCCCTTTGTGCTCAGTATCGTATCGGGCCTACCCTGATTATCGAGCAACGCACGCTCGTATTCATTATACCCACTGAAGATGTCGAACGCCTCTGATGCCGCTGCGAACTTCCCAAGCCCGTATATGCGACTCTGGGGATTCGGGTATCGGAAATGGATAATGTCATCAACCGAGTAATCGATCTTTACCATGCCGCGCTTGTATCGATAGCCAGTAATCCGCGTGCCAGCCTTATTGGTCAAGGCCCACATATATTGCGGTAATATCGGGATAATCTCTTCCGGTAGGCCGAGGCCGTTCTTGGGGGTATGCCAGTAGCCGTTACCTGTCATTTCCTCGCAGATGTGCGTCAACTCGAACAAGGTAAAGTGGTCTTCGATGTCATTGACAATATCGAGCAATCGCAGCAGGGGGTGTTCTGTGACCTCCTCAACCGCGCCCGGCTCGGCTTTCATCGTCCATTTGCGCAACGATGCCTTGCCTCGTAGATGCTTCTCACGGTGATAGCCGACAGACATGGTAGGCACGGACATCCGCGCGCCGCGTGTAGGCTTGGCGACATACAGCCGCAAGGGCACCTTCGCCGCGGCACTGGCATTACGGCTTGCGCAGGCATAGACGTAGCTTGTGTAGCTATCCATCATCGTGCTGTAGTTCGCCGCCGACTTGCCCTTATCCATCCCAGCGGCTATACGCTGAAGCCAGACGCCAAACGCGCCTGCCGTGTCAACGTCTGCTGGACTTCCGGCCTTGCCACCCACAGAAGGATCCCCCCATGAGTAACCGAACATCCCAGCGATAGAGTTGAGTAACCCCATGCTATGCTCCTATTTCTTGGCCGCTTTCTTCTTGGTGTCTTTCTTCGCTATCTTCTTGTCCTTCGACGGTGCGGCATACGGCTTCACGTATTTTGGGTTTCCCATTGTCTAACTCCTTTGCGCTTAAAAGACCCGCTTGCAATATCGCCTGCGGGATTGGTTCGCTCAGTATATCCTTGTCCGGGTATTGCTCAGTGTAAACCGTTACAAGGCCGTTGACTGGAATGTCTATGATGACCCGGCATAAGTTCCCGGCATCATCGCCCAGTAGAGTCTTCAGCCATGCGAGCAGTTCCCTATCATGCCCCATGAGTGGCCCACCCATCACCTACCCCTCCGAATAAGCCAAATCCCCATGCATCCTAGATACACCACGATTGCCGCCAAGACGATAACCCCGCAAGCGTCAACGAGCGTGTCCATACGCGGCTCCTATGCTAACTGCCAGAACGCTGGCTTCGCTTCGTCGCTCTCATGGTCCAGGTCGTAGATGATATACCTCAGACAATCGAGCGCGTGGTTGTCACTGTCAACCGGCTTCTCACCCTTCTCGGGTGTCATCTCATCACCGGGGTAACGATACAGCTCACCCTCATCCATCATGTTCGGGCAACTACCCTTGAATATCTTCAGCCCCCCGGACTTAATACGTTGCGTCACAAGCTCGATACCGCTCTGAATTGGGTTCTTGGCCTGCTCTAACTGGATGCCCTTAAACCGCTTACCGCCCTCTTCGCCACGCCGGCGGTCGATGATAGCCTGCATGTCGACCCTAAGCTGTGGGTCTTCAGGGTCACACTTGTATCGAGTCCGCGCTATCAGCTTGTCAACGTGATCCTCGGACAGCTTGTCGCCCTCAAGGTGCGGGTGCGTGTAATACTCGTTGTAAAGGAACAATACGCCATCAGGTGCTATTGCCCCGGACAGTGCAACGAACGGGGAATGAAAACCGAAGTCGATGGCCCCGATGCGCTGCCAACTTTCTGGTATATCGAAAGGTTTGCACAGCGCGTTTTCGAGGTCCGGGTATACAAGCCCGGCAAGCTTTGTGAACAGGCCGAGGTATCGTCGCTCGAAGATAGCCTTCGGTAGTGTTCGCCGTGCTCGTTCAAACTCCTCTTTCGGATACTGGGGGTTCTCGATGGACGCGAATCGAATAACGTCATAGTCCTTATCGCCCTTTTTCCATCGGTCTTCGATCTCTTTCTTAAGCCAGTTCTGAGCGTATGGCGTTGTGGTGAACAAGGCCCGTCCGAGCTTGAACCCGACTCGTGCCTGCAATGCAATCCACGCGGCAACCTTATACTGCCCTGCCTCGTCAAGCCATATCCAGTCACGCTGCCCACCTTCGAGGCTATTCGGCTTGTCGGCACTTCTGAAGAATATCTCAGTCCCATCGGGGCATGTGTATTTGTTCTGTCTCGCATGGAACGTGCCCTCAAACTCTGTGCCCTTAACCGCGTTGAAGAACAGCTGCCGCGCTTCTCTTTCGAGCATATCATACGTCGGCGAGACTATCATGCCCGACCCGCCCGGGTGCTTGCATATCTCATTCAAACACCAATAAGGCCCGAACCATGTCTTACCCCCACCAGTGCCGCAGATCATAGCGACGTATCGCGCTTCCGATTGCATCGCTCTGGTCTGTCCAGGGTGCAGGTCTATGACAATCGGCTCGACCGCTTCGGGTGCCATTGTCATCTACGCCCTCTCGGTGTAAAGCTCGCACCGAGAACCAACAACCCCCCCAATCTCTGTTTGCACGCCGCGAAGAGTGGTGTCTGCGTCTGGGAACCACGCCTGGTGCATCTCTCTTGTTCTCGAAACGGTCCGTCGGAACCCATCCCATATATCACAGACAGCCGCTACCTTGCAGGTTTCGCACGTTCTACCCATGTCCTTCCCTCCGTTAAGGTCATTGCCAAGCCTCTACCCTGCCGATAGCGACCCCGCCGGCCTGCCTTATCGCGCCGAGGCATGTCGATCCCCTGCCACCCTTAAACCTGGGGATGTCCCCGGTTTCCGAATGACTTGCCACTATCCGGCTCATTGTCAACATGCCAACGCTTGCCATTACCCGGATGATGCACTCGCACTGGCCGCATATCCAGATGCTCGGGCTGTCTTGCAGGATGTCGCAGAAGACCTTGAACGCCCCCGAGCACTTGCTCTTGCTGAGTTCAACCCGATATAGCCTGTCGGCATCTTGCTCGCAGCACTCGCATTTAGTCATGCCACCCCCCTCAGAACAGCCCCAACGCGCCCAACGCCGCCACAGCTGCCAATGCCCCGGTCAATGCCGCGGCCCACAAGCGCACTCCTGCCGGGCACTGATTACCGTAATACGGCCCGTGATACTCTTCAGGCCCCATTGCGTCATCATCCATCGGCCTGCCCCCGTTTACAACCTTCATCACTCACCCCACGTTAAACACGTTCTAAGGCGTCGCGCTGACTTTATGTGTTTTCACTTGGCCCTCAGCCCGATACGCCCTAGAACGAAGATTTGCGCTATTCCGAGTCAGGCTTAGCGTCTACCACCTTGCCTGGCGCCATGCCATTGAAGTTAATCTGCAAGGGTGCCTTGTGCCTCACGTCGATCTCGATTCGCGCCTTGTTCGTCAACTCAGCAATCGGCCCCCAGAGCTTCAACAAGTAATCAATCGGCTTCTCCCTGAACGCCTCCTGCAGCTTCTCTTGCAGCACAGCGAAGTTAGTCTTGCCATCAATCGCCGTTATGTCCTCACACGGCACGCCCAACACCATGTCGATGATCTTCCCCATCTTCTGGGCTTTGGTGAGTCCTTTGGGGCCGCCCTTGTTGCCTGGTTTGAACTGCGTCGCCTTGTTCGGGAAGTCTCCCATTGCCTTTATCCATCCTCTACCGATCTCCCACCGACAGCCGGTATGTCACTTCAGATTGCCCGGTACACAAAAATAGGGGCAGACCTCCCCTGTGTTATTTAGCAACACAAGAAGGTCCATCCCCTTGATAACCATACCATATTGTAGCCGATGCAGATGTCTATGTCAAATGATTTCCCTGGTTATTATGCCTGTGCCCTTCCTAACTTCCCAACGCAATATGCGTATCATCGTGTTTATCCCTTTCAGGCATCCCCCCTTGCTGGCATACCCCTGCCCTGAATCGGCCATGATTCGCCCGTTGCTCTTGAATCGCCATCGCCATTTCCCTGCCTTGTCCTCGTATATCTCGAATCTCATAGCTTGCCTCCTACCAAGTGATTACCGTTGTCAATACTGCTGCTGCCAGCCAATATACCACCTTGCGCCAATCCCCACACGGCACGTAACCTATTGCCGCGCATACGTCTAGGACAATCAGCATCGTCGGGAATAGCTTATTCATGCGCCCTCCCTTGCGCAGCGACCACCATGTCGTATTCGGATTGGCAATTGGGGCAGATGTCCATGCTACCCGACACATCCGACACATCACCTCGCCAACCACACTTAATGGCGGCATCCCGAGCCTCCTGTTCATCGTCGCGGGAGGGGCCGGTTAATGTCTTCCCGCACAGATCACATATCATCGAGTATTGCGCTTTAGCCGTCATCGTTCATCCTCCCATTAGTTGATTAAGGTTCATCGTAACCGTAATGTCGCCGGTAGCCGGTGCTACTACCTCATCACACACCATGCCGCGTTTCCTCGCCTTCTCGATTATGCGTCCGAGTTTATACAAATCAACGCTCGTTGCCGTGAATGCGATTGTCCACCGTGCCGAGTCACCTTCCGCGCCTTTTGCTGGTATAATTGCTACGTCGAACATCATGCGCCCTCCCTTGCCATTGCGGCCTTCTCGCTCTCAGGGTATCGGTATGTGAACCCTGCCCCGTTTGGGGTCTTGACCTTCATTGTCCCGCAGAATCTGCACCATGCGGCGTCTTGCATTTCGCCCTTGAAAGGACGCTTGAACCAATACCAACCGCCCCCGTTGCCGTGTCTGCATCCTATCATGCCGTCCCCCATAGGTCTGACTGGTGTCCTGACTTCTCTGCGGCTTTGAGATTGCGCACTGCCTCGGCGTAATATGTGTCTTTCAGTTCCATGCCGATGAACCGACGCCCCATTCTGACAGCCTGATAGCCCTCTGAGCCAACACCGGCGAACGGTGACAGCACCACATCCCCGGGGTTCGACCACAACTCGATAGCCCTTTCTATCACGTCGAGCTGCAGGGGGCATATGTGCTTTTCGTCCTCAGCACCCCGCGCTCGCGCCTTGTTCAGCGTGTTTGACTGGTTGATGTCCATCCACACGGGGCTTGCGTATCGTCGCCAGATGTTGTGGCTGCGCTTGACCCCCGCCCCTTCGGGTGCGTTCTCGCCTGCAAAGGTGGTCAGGCCGTTATCGTGCGCCACGGGGTTCTCGTTGGCGCCGGGTGCCCGCATGGCGATTAGATAATCAGGCAGCCCCGATCTGCATTTTGTCGAATCCTTGCATAGTTGCTTGTGCATCAGACCGAGTGCCTTCGTGCGCGTTGCTTCGATCAGCGGGTCTTTCCATATGACGTGTCGGCTGTGGTAGATGAACCCCTCGGCCTGAAATGCCCGTATAAGGTCGCCGGGAAAATCCTTCAGGCCGATATACCCATCACGCTCTTTCATGGCGGGAATATCCATGCAATGAAATGCCACTGACCGGCCCGGCTGCATGACCCGGCGCAGTTGCCTGACAAGGAATCCTAGTTGCTCGAAGAACTCTGCATAGTTCTTGCTATTTCCCATGTCTCTCGGGTCGTTGCTGTAAACATACAATTCCGCAAACGGTGGAGAAAACACAGACAACCCCACACTTGCGTCGGGTATGCCCGCCATCGACTCTACGCAATCGCCTCGATATAATGCCCAGTTTTCCCCGGTTTCCTGTGATATTACATTTACTTCAGCCATGCTGGAACCTCCATTCTGGTATTGCCCGCGATTAGTGTGTTGGTTATCCGCTTCCCCATGTCGTATATCGTTACATGCTTAACAAGTTCATCGAACATCTCTGATGCCTGCCGCTCTTTGCGTTGGACGTTGGCCCTGACAGCACCCTCGGCCTCGCTGATAATGATGTGCGCCGTGACGGGGTTCTGCTGCCCGTGTCGCCAGCATCTCCGTAGTGCTTGGTAATACTGCTCATAGCTATCAGACAACCCCACAAAGGCCATCTCCGCGCAATGCTGCCAGTTCATCCCGAACCCGCATATCGAAGGCTTCGTGACCAGGACACGATATCTGCCCTCAGAGAATCCGAGCATCGCGTCTATCTTGTGCTCTTCGCTATCTGCCCCACAGACCTCGACCGCATCTGGTATCGCGTTCTTCAGCGCCTTGCTCTCGGCGTTCAGGTTGCACCAACACAGGAACGGCTTATCGCTCGCGTTCGCCAGTTCTGCTGCAAGCCCGACACGCTCATTCAGGCTTCCGCGGCGGGCTGCCCGTCGCTCCTGAAGCGTCTGCCCCCCCACCGTGAATAGATAGCCTGTGTGGTGGGTGTTCTCGACGATATGCTCTTGTGTAAACATCGGCGGCAAATTGAATCTATCATCGTCAAAGCCAATATCCGATGGGGTTCTTAATGCCACGCACCACGTAGCCATCCACTTCCAGAATACACTCTGCGCGTGTTTCTTGAGCCGCCAAAGGGCAGTATCCCCCCCGTCATGCACAAAGAACCGTGATAGCATTTCAACGCGGCGCATCACCCCGAGGAACTCTGAATGATTCCCGATCTCCATGTAGTCATTCGGTGCTGGTGTAGCCGTGCAAGCCAGCCGATACTGCAAACCCGATGACCAGTCGATTATCATCTGCCGGGTGCTGCCAGAATAGTTCTTCAAGATTGAGGATTCATCAAGCACGATACCAGTGAAATCTGCCGGGTCGAAGTGATGCAAGCGTTCGTAGTTGGTTATCTGAATCGGCACGTTTGATGCCTCGTTGCGCCGGTGGTCAACTTCGATATTGAACTTCTTCCCTTCGCGCACGGTCTGCTCCGACACGGCAAGCGGGGCTAGAATCAACACCGGCTTATTCTCGCGGCGGCTTACTTCATCAGCCCACACCAACTGCATTGGAGTCTTGCCTAACCCGCAGTCGGCGAAGATAGCCGAGCGTCCCTTGCGTGTCGCCCACTCTCCGATACGCTGCTGCCATTCATACAGGGGCGTTGCCGCCAAGTCTACATCGAATCCCGACTCATGTGTTGATGCCGCCTTGCTCTCGATTATGGCGCGGTATGCGTCTTCTCTTGTGTTAATCACTTCCCCCCTCCGAATAGTCTGGTCTGCACCTTGCCCGATTCCGATCTCATGTAGTTCTTTGCCAGTTGCGCGGATCTCGCGTGTAGCTCGTTGGCCCGGCATATTAGTTCGTTCTGTGCCGCACGCAGACCGGCGAGATTCGTGATGATGTAATACCCATCCTGCCCGGAGCCGATGCACGCGCTGATGTTCTCATCTTTGATTGCCTCGCCGATTGCCCGGCGGATGGCGCGTTCGGAGTGGCCACCCGCAAACCCCCCGACTACCAGCCGCCGGTTTACCATTGACACAAGGGGTTTCAGGTGCATTGCCGCACCCTCCAGAAATTTCAACTCCCATATCAGTGCGCTTGTCAATTCTGCCGGCACGCCCGTCTTTTTCTTGCTCATATCAGCCCCCTTTCCCACTGCCGAATACCTCCGGCTCTTCGGGCGGTTCGTCTTCATTGCCACATGCCGCGGTTAACACCTTGAAGTCTATCGCGTCGGCTATCATTGTCAGTTCTGCCGATTCGCGATAGATGGCCCGTGCGCTTTCCTTCAAGCTACTTGCCCTGGCACGTAAGTCATTCGCCAAGTTTTCCAGATACTTTTCCATCATCCACCTCCCTTGATTTTCGCCATCTCGGCCCGTAGTTTATTCCCGTGCGACATCGTAGCCCCCGGTCGAGACCAGAGCCAAACCAGCTTTTTCCACGATTGCGGTATCTCTTTCTTGCTATTTTCGTCACGCCAGAACATCACATAAGGCAACGCCCCGGCATTGAATATCGTGCTTAATCGATTCTCTGCCGCCTGTGGTGTGTCCTCTAGCGTGTGCCCCACAAGAACAAAGCATCGAATCTGCCTCTGCTTGAACCCCGCCCACCGCAAGTGGTCTATCGCACGCAACACGGGTTTTAGTTCTTCCGGTCGGTCGTAAGCCAAGAACATCTGCCCGACCCGCAGTCGCATTAGCCGCTTAACATGCCAGTCTGTGAGCCGTGCGGCCTCAAAGCCCCCGCTAAACTGAATATCGCGTTGCCCCTCAAGCATGTCGCAGACCCGCTCGAAGTGATCCCGCGAACAGGCCAGCAGGTTGTTGTCTTGAACAGTGTTACCCGGCACAATCGTTTTGAGTTCGCGTAGCTTGCCCTCCCGACCCGGAACCATGCAGCTTTTGCACTTGTTGGGGCAGCCACGACTCGTGAACGTAACGCCCTCTTTGACGTAGCGACCACCAACAAATTCGCCTCCCGGATCCCCGTAGGCTGGACCACCAATACGGACGGTCTTGTAATACCTGCCCCATGCGTCTACAAGGCGTTCCGCTTCAGGCTTATCCCATGTGAATGTCACGCTGACATGCACTTCATCGGATTCTGGCCGGAACAACTGGGGATCCCCGACAAATGCGAGTTCGTCGGTGGGTGTCTGTTTGGTGCGGCTTGGGAATACGCGAATGATCCTTTTCAATCCCTATCCTCCCTTGATTTTCGCCACCGCCTCAGCTTCCACATTGGGGGCATCCTTCCAGTCGCGGTATGCTATTGCCTTGCTCTGCATTGCATTGTGAAGGCCGAACAACATCGCCATTGGCCGAACCGATCTAAGACCGGCCTGGTATCGTTTCCGGGCCTCGTCCCATTCATCCGCGAGCCGTATCCCCTCTC